TAGCAGTACGTACATGCTTCCACGGCTGCCATCTCAGCCAACATAGCCTAGTCCGGTCAGGCAAACGAGTTGTAATCGTTGTTACGTGGGTTCAAATCCTACTGTTGGCTCGCGGTGGGAAGTTGCAAGGACTTCTTCATTGGACATACCTCTCATTTTACCGGGGAAAGCACTCAATTCTTTTGGGTGCTTTTTCTGTAAATGGCAGACGGGTTATTGCTCCTTCGCCAAACGGTTAAGGCAAAGGACTTTGACTCCTTTATGTGCTGGTTCGAGTCCAGCAGGAGCAGCTATGGAAGAACAGGGCTTTAAATTCAAAATTAACGAAAACGAATACGGGCCATACCAGAAGGAACAGACAATCGGCCTGCTGAAAATGGCGAGGCGTTTATTGTCAGGAACCGGCATTTATGCTTTAGGCGTACAGGATGAAATCATCCTGAAGAATGAGTTATACGAAACCAAAGAAGCGCTTAATGCTGCGGTTGAGAAGTACAAACAAGAAGGGTTTAAAGTGCTATGGAAGTCCTAGGCAAAGAGATAAAAGACGAATGTCAGTATTGCGGTGAAATCCTTAATTGTCATCTGTTCCGGGAAGGTCACGGTCTGGGGGTTGAAAGAAAGAATGTATCTGAAATGATGCGGTGCCAGAAGAAGCACAAAGGAAAAAGGACCGATGGAAGTAGATAGATATGTCAATGCCGCCGTTGATATCGTTAATTCAATCGGCAATGGTATACCAGAATATAAAAAGCTGAGCAATTTATATTATATAGCGTCAAAAATAATAAGCGACTATCCGAATGATTATAAACAGGCGATTGTTATAACAAATTACGTTCGTGATAAGTCGCTTTTTGTGTACCAAAAAACAAAGGATGAAGACTTTGGTTTATTATACTGGACAACGTTAAGACTCGAAGCGCAGAACTATCAGGTTGACAGTGCTTTGATTTACTTGGAAAAGAACAGGGAACCGAAGAACAAGTTCTACATTCCGCGCCGGAAGGTTTTCATGAAGTTTGGCATTGTTCAGGCATTGCAAGCGCTGATTGATGATGAACTTGACTTGCTGTGTGTCAGCCTGCCGCCAGGAACCGGAAAAACCACGATGGAGATTTTCTTTTTGTCTCTTGTTGGTGGCTGGTATCCAAACGACTATAACTTGTCATCCGCACATAGTTCTATCTTGACTCGTAGTATTTACGATGGTATAAATGAAATACTGAATGATACTTATGAATATACGTGGCATGAGATTTTCCCGAATATCAAGATTAACCAGACGAATTCAAAGGACACAACGATAAATCTTGAAAGGCCTACTCGTTTTAAGACATGGACTATGCGAAGTATTGACGGTTCATTAACTGGTGCTACTCGTTGCAATAGATTTATGACGGGCGATGACTTAGTATCCGGCATCGAAGAAGCGTTAAACAAGGCCAGACTTGAAACGCTTTGGACGAAGGTAGTTAACGATCTTCGGTCAAGACGGCTTGACGGCTGCAAAGAAGTGTATTTTGCGACAAGATGGAGTAACCATGACCCGATAGGCAAGATTTACGAACGTAACAAGGATAATCCTCGTGCCCGCTTCATCGCTATTCCGGCATTGGATGAAAACGGAAGAAGCAATTTCAAATATGCCTACAATGGTTTTAGTGAGCAATACTTTTTAGATCAAAAGGATGCTATGGACTCAATCTCTTTTGACTGCCTGTATCAGCAGAAGCCGATTGAACGTGAGGGCCTGCTTTTCAATCAGGAAGACTTACAGCGTTTTGTGAAGTGCGAAGAAGACAAATACTCTGAGAGTGGCGAACTTTACAGTCCTGATATGATAAATGCAAAGGTTATGCCAGACAGGGCACCGGATGCCATCTGGGCGGTTTGCGATACAAAAGACAAGGGTATAGACTTTGAAGCAATGCCTATAGCTTATCAATACGGGCAAGATTTTTACATTGTGGATGTTGTTTTCGATGACACAACGGACTATGCAGAACTTGACAATAAGACTGCTACAATGCTAATGCGTCACAATCCGCACAGGACACGTTTTGAGAGTAACAATGCCGGTTCCCGTGTTGCCTACAATGTCCAGCAGATCATTGACGAACGGAAAAAGAATGGCCTTATCTGCCGGGTAGAGATTGAGGTTAAGTATACCACCTCCAACAAAGAGACAAAGATACTTGCTAACTCTGCATGGATTAAGAAGCATTGTTTCTTCTTGCACCATAGATACTATCTGGCAAAAGAAGACTATGGTTTGTATCTTGCCAATGTCGCAACGTACACCACGAAGGGAAAGGTCCTGCATGATGACGCACCGGACTCCCTGGCAATGCTGGCTGAATTCGTGCAAGGGATTTACAGTAATGTCGAAACCGAGATTGTATCTAGTCCACTTGGAAGGAGATACGGAAGATGATGACTTTGAAAAGGCTCGAACAATATCTGTATCTTAAGCAAGAGCAGGATGAACTGAAAAGCCGGATTGACAATCTTGAAGACAAGATCAATAAGCTGTCCGAAGTATCCGACACTGTGAGAGGTGGGAGCGGCAATTTCAGGCGGTTTAAAATTGAGGGATATCCATATCCTGAGTTTGACAGGATACATACTCAGCTGATGCACCGAAAATCGGCCCTGGCATTGTCGGAAGAAAAGGACGCTAGGGAAATAATAGAAATTGAGAAGTTTATAAGCGAGATAGACGATTGTGAAATCAGGCTGATAATCAGATACCGCATAATTGAGAGATTAGACTGGGAGAGCGTGGCCCGGAAAATGGGAGGATATAACAGTTCCGATGCCCTGCGGAAAAAATTCAAAAGATTTTTTGAAAAAAGTGAAAGTTGTCCGCAATGTCCGCTAAAAATGTGATATGAATTAAACTGGGAAAGATGTATGGAGCAGGCACATATTATGTGTGTCTGCTCTTTTTGTATACCAAAAACGGAGGTCGTGTGTGGATGGTCACGAGTAAGGGAAGAATAAAAATCTATACAGACCAAAACGAGATCACGGCTGATAACGTTTTGGAGGTTTTACAGACAGCATTAGCCAAACATGAGCAAAATGCTTCGGACATTGACAAACTTTTACAGTACGAGCGCGGAGATCAGCCATTGCCTTTTGAGAAGACAATCCGGCCAGAGGTTGACGTACAAGTTTCAGATAACGCTGCCGCCTATGTGAAGGATTTTAAAATTGGCTATTTTTGGGCTGAGCCTGCCTTTTTAGTACAGCATGGGCATGTAGAGGCGCATGGAACCGAACCAGAAGTTGACAGTGCAGGAATTGCGGCATTGAATGAAATGCTTTCAAATGGTGCAGAGGTTGGTTACTTAGATCAACAGCTGGCAGAGTTTGTAGAGGTTTGTGGTATCGGTCATCAAATTGTCGATATTAAACGGGATATCGAAAATGAGAATGATCTGCTTTTCGAGTATTCCACGCTTGACAGCAGATATGCCTTTTGCGTTTACTACAACGGCATTGGGCAGCCGGTAGTGATGGGCGTGTCTTACCGGGAAACAGACAGCGGTAAGCATTACACAGTCATCACAGAAAAAACGATTTACGAAATAGAGAACGATGAAATTGTAGGACAGTTTGTAAATCCTTTGGGCATGGTCAATATCGTAGAGTTCGAACGAAGTGTTGACAGAATGGGATGCTTTGAAAGGCAAGTGTCTGATATGGATGCGCTGAATACTTTATGTTCTACGTTTGTGGATGACAGTATACAGCGTGTTCAAGAGGTCTGGTGGGCAAATGACGTTGACTTCCCCAGAGACAAGGATACAGGGAAGATCATCGAACCGCGCGAAGGTCAATGGATTATGACTTCCAGCCATGCGGACAAAAATCCGAAATTACAGCCGGTGTCATCCTCTCTTGACGCTATGGCAACACTGGCAGGCATTAACGCAAGATGGAACCGCATTTTACAGAAATGCAAGGTACCTACTCAGCAGGATAGTTCCGGTGGTGGCAGCACTGGCGTTGCGATGGATATGTCTACTGGTTGGGCGGCTGCGGAGGTTGACGCTGCCAGAGAGCAAAAGATGATTGAGCATGGCAAGCGCAAGATCATCCGACTGATTTTGAAAGCTATTAGCCTGGTGCCTGCGGATATCCTGCCGTTAGATAGTCCTATTCGCAAAGTGCATATAACAGATGTTGACTTGCACTTTAACAGACAGCGCAATTACGACTTAACAACAAAGTCAAATGCCATCGGTACACTGCTGGCTCATGGTATTTATGGCAAACATGCTTTATCTTGTGTAAATCTGTTTCCGGACGTTGAACAAGTTTGGCTTGACTCTAAAGACTCTATCCAGATGTATCAGGCATCTATCTATGAAAGATATCACGATAGTCCATTCTATAACGGCAGCGGACAGACAGCTGATAGCGTGTCTAGCAGCACGAAAGTCTCTGATGTTAGAACGCAAGCGGACAATTCAGACCAAAATACAAATAGTCCGTTGATTGACGGACCGAGTACGGGCGGTGATGAATAATGGCTTTCGGGGTAACGTCTTTTGACGAACTTAATCAGCTGAAAGGTAAAGAGTGGAAACAGAAATACATTGATTATGCTGAATACTTCGGAGATATGGACTTGACGGAAAAAGAGAAGCAAGCGCGCATCAAAACCGCTAAACGTATCGAAGAGGAAATGATAGATGTAATGATCTGGATGTTTTACATGTATGAGTATCTTACTGTAGATCAGATCATCGTAAAGATTGTTGAGAAGTACACTGCCGCTATTGAGAGATATGTGCAGATAGATGACTATTTGCAAGATCATATCCTTCTGGTTGCTACTTCCATGGCTGAAACAACTATGGAACACAAACAGGAACCGTACTATTTCTCAGAGGACAGAGCGCAAGTGACAGCCGAAAACGAAGCGAATTCAGTAGAAAATTATCTGGATTTCAAAGATGCTGCTGACGTTGGTGGCTTCGCTTATAAGCGATGGAATACCATGAGAGATAAACGAGTGCGGGAAACACATGCAGAGGTAGAGGGTGTGGTTGTTCCTGTCAATCAGCCTTTTGTGGTTGGTGACAGTCTTTTGATGTTTCCAAAGGATACTTCGCTGGGTGCCGCGCTTGAAGAAATTGTTAACTGCCGTTGCTCAGTGAAATACTTAAATCAGGGAGAATAGGTTTATACGTGGGTGCGACTCCCACGACTCCCCTTACAGCGCCAGAGAAGACGCTATATAAATCTCGCAACAGTGTAGAGAAACACTTTAAAATCGCATTTTGGAGGTCTTATGAGAAAAAAACTTTGGAAAAGTGGCATTATGCCGATGAAATTACAGATTTTCGCTGAAGGTGATGAGGGTAGCACTGGTGAGAATAATCCTGCCGGTGCTGAAGGAACACAACCTGGCGAAGGTGGAGGAAGTCAGGGGGCAGATGATGTTGCTGCACAAATAGCGGCTTTACAGGCGGAGGTTGCTACTCTCAAACGTGCAAAAGACAATGCAACAAAAGAGGCTGCCGAGTGGCGTAGACAGTATCAGGGAAGGTTAAGCAAAAGCGAACAGGACGAACTTGCGGCAAAAGAAGCAAGGGAAAAAGCCGATGCGGAACTGGCTGAACTGCGGAACCGCTTAACAAAAATCGACAAAACAAAACAGTATATGACCATGTACAAAATGGAAGAAAAGGAAGCTGGTGAACTGGTTGATCTTGAATTAAACGGTAACACGGCAGAATTTAGCACCAAAGTACAGGCACATATTGAAGCACTTGAAAAAGCGTCTTTCCAAAAGGCCTTGAATGGACGGCCTGGAACAGCTGCCGGATTTGGAGGAACTGAGACCCTGACAACCGCTGAACAGATTGCGAAGGGTTTAGGAAAACCCAGTATGTCAAAGGTCGTTGATAACGATATTTTAAAGAACTATATGTAATGGAGGTTTGATGTATCATGGCTAGAGGTGATATGACGATTGATACCCTGTCCATCCTGACAGAGGTTGAAATCCTTAACCGTAAACCTTTTGAGGCTATCCCGATGACGGTTGATTTTACAAATGTAACCGCTGATGAGGACGGCAACAAGGTTGTTAAGGCTGGTACTCCTGTAAACTTTGATGGTGTGCCGGTATCCGCTACTCCTTGGACTGGTGCAGTTGGTATCCTGCTGCATGATGTGTATGAGGACAGACCGCAGGGCGCTTGCCTTAAAAAGGCATACATTAACGTGGAGAGAGCGCAAACGAATAGTGGCCTGACTTATGATGCTGCTCTGCTTACAGCGCTTGGCAATGCTCAGTGCTTAATTGTAATGGATAAGCAGCTGTCTTAAGTATAGAGCTTTTCCGGCTATATGTTGCTAAATATAGCTGCTGACCAACAAAAGCTATTGGAGGATTTTAAAATGAGATTTGAGGATGCTTTTTCGACACGCGCTGCCGGTATCCGCATTACGCAGGATGTAACCGCTGCCGTGCCTTATATGGCTAAAGCCTTTTTCCCGCATAGAAAGCAGACTTCCCTTGATCTGAAAATGGTTAAGGCACACAAGGGTTTAACCGTTGCCCTGAAACCGTCTGCTTTTGACACTATTCCGACTATTCGTACAAGAGAAAACTTCTCCGTAACGAGCATGAAACTGCCGTTCTTCCGTGAAGGTTTTCAGGTGTCTGAGGAAGACATTATGAAAATCCATAACGCAAGAGAAGTGAATGACCCGTATCTGCTTGAAGCACTGCGGAGAATTTACGATGACGCTGCGGAACTGTATGACGCTGCTAATGTGGCTGCGGAAAAGATGCGTTGTTCTCTGCTGGCTCCGGTTAATGGCAATGCACAGTTTAGTGTAAGCGGTGACAATGCTATTTACAATTACAACTATGACCCGGACGGCACATGGAAGACCGCTCACTATATCGAACTGACCGGTGCCGATATGTGGAGTGCGCCGACAACTGCCAAACCGCTGAACGACATCCGCGAAGCAAAACAGGTGCTGATTGCTTCCGGCTATACTGCACAGTACGCAGTGATGAATAGCGCAACCTTTGATTATCTGATTGAAAACGATCAGATGCGCAATGCACTTGTGACTGTATCCGGCGTGACTGTAGATTTCATTGATGACGAGACCGCACGCGAACTGTTCCGCAGGAAAACCGGTCTGAACCTGGTGCTGTACGATAAGATGTACAAGGACATTGACGGAACAGACAAGAAGTTCTTCCCTGACGGTTATGTATCCATTGCAAGTGGTATCCTGGGTGACACTGCTTTCGGCCCGACTCCTGAAGAAGTTACTGGCCTGGTTAACGCTAATGCGGATGTTTCCATCCTGGATGAAGGTATTGCGCTGTCCAGAGTAACGACATATGGCCCTCCTTATCAGGAAGGTATCTTTGCCGCCATGGCTGCCGCTCCTTCCTTTGAAAACATGGACGGTCTGTGTGTGCTTAAGGTTGCCTAACCTTTAAACGGAGGTTAGACAAATGGTATACGATCATAAAATTAAATATCTCGGCAGGTTTTACCCTGCCGGGGTATCAGTGAAAGAAGAAGATAAACCGAAGGCAATCAATAATGCGCTGCCGGTTGAAGAAGAAACAAAACAGCCGGTAAAAAGAAGCAAGCAGAACACCAAAAACAAATAGGCGGGTGATAGCATGGATGAGCTTTTTAGTCAGCTGGTGGAATATGCGGGGGAGGATTACGACTCTTCGCAGGAAAAACTGCTTCAAGGCCTGCTGAATGATGCGCTGGAAGAAGTGAGAAATACTATGTTCCCTTTCGGATTTGCTGATGAAAGTGAAATGCAAACGCAAGAGATACTGGCTGTTCGAAGATACGGCGGTGTCATTAAGCGTATAGCAGAATATCACTACGACAAAATCGGCAAAGAAGGACTTCTTGGTTCGACCGAAAACGGCACATACAGCTATTACGAGAACGCTGGCACACCCAAAAGCTATCTGCGTAATGTAATCCCTATCGCAACTTTTGTATAAGGCGCGAATTGATTATAGACGGTGCGTGGGCTTACCTCTCACAGTCCGCAGGGGCTTCTGAAAACGGCGGCAGGGGAAGAAGCATCTATAAACGGGGATGCAAATATGGAAGAACAGATTGTCGGTTTATCACAACGCGTCTGTGCGTTGGAGGAAGACGGTAAGCGGAACAGTGAAGCACATAGAGAATTCTATGCGAAGTTCGAGCAGATGAAGATTGATATTGCTATATCTGGCAATCAGATATCAGGCATCAATTCAAAACTTGACGAAATAAGCAAAGATGTAAAAGAGATCAAAGAGAACCCCGGTAAAAAGTGGGAAACATTGGTCATGTATGTGCTTACTTCCGTTGTAGGGCTTGCTATCGGCTTTGCTCTAAAAGGGATTTTCCCAGGGTGAGGGGTGATCTGGTATGCGGACACTGAAAAAGAGAAATCAGAAGGTTTGGTTCTGCGAAGTAACACAAGTGCTGGAAGGGCTGAACAACAAGAACATTTACTCTGAACCGGTTTTGTATAAAGTCGGCGTGTCTCCAACTGCCGGAGATATAGCAATGTACGGTAATGGCCTAGAATTGACTTATGATAGATATATACACTGGTACGATATGAAGAACATACCGAAGGAAGGAACGATGGTTTTTGTTGACGTTGTGCCTGAGATTGGCGAAGACGGACAGCTTGTAACCGAAGAAGTTCCGGTCCTGAAACCTGATGGAACCCAACGATTAGATGTTGACGGTAATCCTATCACAACCGTTAAAACATTAACGGAACCGGATTATTTGATTGACAGAGTGTACCAGACTCAAAGAGGCTCAGTTGCCAGATTGATGCTAAAGAGAGTGAGTGATGCGAAGTGAAAATAGAATTTAGTCTTTCGACAAGTTCCATTGAAAATGCGATTGCTCAAATTAAAGCATATCAAGAAAGCCTGAAAGAGAAGAACAGTATCTTCTTGGAACGGCTTGCGAAAATCGGCGTTGAAGTGATTAGGGAAACCATGATGGAAGTACCGGAGGAACAGAGATTTAGTGAAGCATGGGATGCCTTTAGCGAGAAAACAGCTGAAAATGCGATTGCAATTAAGCTGATGGGTGACAAGGTTATGTTCATTGAATTTTCTGCCGGTATCACTTATGGTACGGACTCATATCCGTTGCCGTCTGGCGCTCCTTATGGAATGGGTACATACAATCCTAAAAGTGATAAGTGGAAGGACCCTGACGGATGGTGGTATCACGATGGAAACGAATTCCACCATACATACGGCAATAGAGCCTATATGCCGGTGTATCACGCAAGTGAGGCTATAAAGCAGGCCATTGTAGAGACAGCAAGGGAGGTATTCGGCGCATGATAACAGTTAAAAATCCGGCTGCCGAAGTGTTTCAAACATGGAAAGTAGCTATAGAGCCGATTGTAGGAGAGGGCAACTACTCCATGGAACAATCAGCCGTAATTGCCAAAACTCCATATGCACGTATTTACATGATGGGCGCTCCTGGGAACCGTTGGGATTTAGAGGGGAATGAGAGTCAAGTATCGGTGAGTTTTCAGTCGGAAAGTTTCGCAGCTGGCGAATATGCGATTGAGGATGCTTACGACATTGACGCTGCTTCACATGAAGTTTTTACTGCTCTTGGTTTTCGCCGGATTTTTGGGCCGGAGTTAATCACTAACATAGATAGTAACATAAAACGAGTTATTAGCCGATACAGAAGGAACTACTCAGGTGACTTTCTGCGTCAGGCATAAAAGAAAAGGAGTGTATGAATTATGCGTCCTGGTATTAGTACGGTAGGCGTAAAATTTGCCTATGCGGTAGAGGAAACCGCAGGAACCAAACCGACAGCCTTTACACAGCTTGATCGTATCAATCAGATTGGCAGCATCGGTATCAGCCGTGAAAGCATTGACGCGTCCGCGCTGGAAGATGAACTGACAAAGAGAATTGCCGGTCGTGGTACAACCGATGAAACTCTGCCTGTCAATGTTAACGTTACAAATGAAACAATCGCAGAATGGGAGGCTCTTATCACTGCATACGAAACCGCAAAGGCGGCTGACAAGGCAATGTGGTTCGAAACCTACTTCCCTGATCTGACAAAATCTTATTTCTTCACTGCGGAACCTCCGACCGCTATCCCTCAACCGGAAATTGGTCAGAACGGCCTGCATGTGATGGAAATGACGCTGATTGTCAATGAATATAAGGGCCTTGACACTGCCATTGTTCCGACTGCTAATAGTGCCGCAAACTCTTAGATAATCTGGGGCGGCGGCTTTGACATCCTCTATTCCACCGGTGACGTTGGCATCGGTGGATTTTTCGACAATTGGGATGAGGATACTTACGAAAGTGGAGATGATGTATCGGGCGGCACTTTCCGTGAGTGGGATGAGCAGGAAACCGCAAATTTAGCAAATTGGCTATTAGCAGCGCAACCGCCCATTTTTGTTGATGCCGCAGACCCGTCTGAAGAAGGGGACACCGCCTTAAGCAGTGATGACGCAGAAGAAGACTTTCTGAACAGTTTGTTATTGCAAAATAAAAACGAAAATACGGGGTTTTCTGGTGCGGATGAAGAAAATATCGTTGAAGCCGAAAAGAAGCCTGATTTATCAGATTTGCCTTTCTACGACAGTAGCGTTTCGGAAGAGAACGATAGCGACATTGAGGACTTTTTGAGCTAGCCCAAAAAACATAACTTTGTGGGAGGATACAAATGTATAAAGTTATCGAAGTTGGAGACACGAGTTATAAGCTGGAATATTCTGTAGAGGCTTCTTTGATTTCTGAATGTGTGACGTTGACTACAGATATGCTTGTTAGTTTAATGCAGAACACAAGTGATGTTAAGGAGGCCTTACAGAATGTTGCAAACATTCCTAAAGTTGCCATGGAAACTTTTTACTATGGTCTGATTGAACACCATGGCTTACATAAATACGGTGATGGCCGTGTTCCGGATTTGGCGAAGGCCAAAGAAATCATCGTTGAATACATTCATGAAACGGGTGCTACCTGGCTGGATGTAATGACCATGTGCATTGAGCAAATGTCCGAAGATGGTTTTTTCAAGCTGACCGGCATGAGTCAGATGCTGGGCATGGAAGAAGAGAAGAAGGAACCGAAGTCACCGCAAGACAGAAGACGGAAAACCGCAAAAGCCTAAAACAGCAGATTAAAGAAGATCTGTATGATATGGCAATAACGGTTGGAATGTCGTATGAGACTTATTTACATTCCACGCCTGCGGACATAAATAGACGATACAAGGTATATCTGGAAAACCTCAAAAACGAGTACGAAGCAAGATCAAGGTTTGTTAAGTTGCAATCCTGGCTGACTGGCAGCTATTTCCTGGCTGCCCTTGGATGCGCTTTTGATAAAAA